TTACATAATGAGCCCGTGATTATGGCACTGACCGTGGCGGCTGAACGCTATCCGCGATATGGATTTAAAAAGCTTTTTCAGGTACTTCGCAGACAGGGCAATATCTGGAACCATAAAAGAGCTCACCGGATTTACTGCGCCAGTGACGATCGCGTAACGGAATACCTGATTACAGGCTTGGCGGATTTTACGCAGTTTGTCGAGTACGCCGCGTTTTTCCAGCTTGCGCAGTGAGGTTAGCATCTCCAGCGGCTTGATCTCAGCAACAGGCCGTTTGCCGATATCAGGAAAAATATCGTTCTCAAAGGCTTCCATCAGGTCTTCAGCGTAGCCCTTCGACCAGTTGGGGCGTTTGTATTCATGCCATTCCAATGCGATAGCTTTGAAGGTGTTATCAACGAGCGTTTGGCGCAGTTGTTTGTCCACCTTCTTCTGTTCGCTGGGGTCTGTACCGGTTGCAATCTGGCGTTTGGCTTCATCACGGCGTTGCCGGGCTTCAGACAGGGTAATTTCAGGGTATACCCCAAGCGCCAGCGTTTTCTGTTTACCGTCGAAGCGGTATTGCAGACGCCAGTATTTTGAGCCATTAGGATGGACCATCAGATGCATCCCTTCACCATCGGTAAGTTTATAAGCCTTGTCTTCTGGTTTGGCACTTCTGACTTTTACGTCGGTGAGTGGCATAGCAGAGCTCCATATTGAGGTGTCGGCATACGCTGGTTGTTGGTATAAGAATTCATTGAACGGGCTTGTACCATCACTTATACCAACAAATCCTACTTGATGTACGTAGATGCCGGTAGAGTCTGGTTGACTGAAAACAGCGAATTTATAGCTAATTCACTGAATTTTAGGCATAAAAAAAGACGTCGGTCCCTACAGGATTCGAATTGGCCACGTATCTATATTGAAATAAAAGGATTTTCACCAGTTCGAAAAACGTAGTGGCCCCCAAATGGGCCCCCAAACCTTTCTGGCTGGATTTTTTGCGGGTTATCCGCAGTAGGTGGTGGATTATATCCTGTTTTGGGGGAGGGAAGAATACAGCTTATCGACTGACCCAGTTTTCCACACGTAGCCCAGGCACACGCTCAAATTCACGCACATTGTTCGTTACCAGTATCAAACCTGCGGACCGAGCATGACCCGCTAGCATGGCATCATACGGGCCGATGGGTGTTCCTTGTTTTGCCAGCTCTGCACGAATTTGGCCGGTATGTACGGCAGCGTCAAAACCATAGTGCTGAACTTCCAGACGCGCAGAAAATCCGTCAATCACGGCCAGATTCTTTTCTGGGTTTACCGATTTCTCCGCACCATAGATCAGTTCCATCAGCGTGATAGCACTGATAGCAAACTGCCCGTAATAACGGTGGAAAGCGTCCCTGACTTCCTGTTTGAGGACTAAATGTGGTGAATAGTGACAAATGAAGGAGTATATTATCAATATTAAAATAAGTGATTGATATATAAAAATAACTTCTTGAATGGTATCATGATGAACCTAAAGCACTTTATCACGGAATATGATGAATCACTAAGTAGTGAATTGAGTATTGACCCGCTTGGACAACTGATTGTTTGGTCTTCATTTGGGCAGCAGATTTTTTGCAACCGTATTAGTTCTGTAGCCAATGATGTTCGCCACTACACACTCAACCTGTTACATCACTATGTTATTCGAAGTGTTCTCAACGGTGCAGAAGTCCAACTTGGAGCGGCATTGCTGAAAAAGTATGATGGTAAAAATGACGTAAAATTGAAACATGCCTGTTTAATTTTCTTGGAAAATATCTACACATTATCGATGTGTAACAGTCAAAATAAATCAGGAGTGGTCACTACGGGCGTGTTAGGTATTGTTAAAGCCCGAGACAAGTTCGCTAAATCAGATAATAACCCCAGGCTTGTTTTCGGCCATGATGCAGATTCCCAACTCCTGACCCAGCAGTTATTCCTCGGTACCAATGGTCGTTATAAAACACCGATGATGAACATGCATTTCTTCGATAATAAATATAACTATCATCTACCTGATGGGGGCTCTGCGTGGGCGCTAGCGGGGCATTTTATTCTGGATACGCCACATTTGAAAAAGCTCTTTCATATGTTGTGCACCTATTTACGTACTCAGTTAAGTGCACGGCGTCAGCATGAATTAACGATCCGCTTTTTCGATATTGATAGAAAACTCACGCAAGCTTATGTGCAGTCATTCCGTTCCGTAGCATTCGTCGGGCGCTATGCTAAGGATTTCTGGCTCAAAATGACCCACATACAAGAAGGCGCTTCCGGCGTACTGTACGATGTGCTTGAACAAGAATCATCAACGCAAAAAATGACGGTGGAAGATATTTATCAACAGGCGCTAAATCGTTGCCACGATGTAGGTGACCGAGCGCTGTTGCAACACATTGTTCATGTTGAACCTTTGTTGGCGGGTATTGTGTTGCTCTTTTCCGGTCTGTTACAGCGTAAAAAACAGACATTGGAAGATATGTGTCAATTCTGGGCAACGCGCGGATTGAATAAGGACACGCTACCTAAGTGTGCTGAGCGAGTTATTAGCGATAAAACGCTGTTATCCGCACTCTCCGGTACTGCATACACGCGCTTAGAACAGCTAGTAAAAGTCGCAAAGGCCCCTTCAGTGACCGAACAAGTTACAGCATTGCTGAAATACCACGAGGGCGTAATGCAAGGCCGTGGTCAGTTACCCTGGCTGACGCTGACCGGGGAGACGCTGACGTTGCAAGTGCCTGTCCGCGCGTTACACGTAGATCGCCGTAATGAGGATTGGGTCAACGACTATTATATCTCTCAGTTCCGCCATATGCTGCAAGGGTTGTGGGGGAAAGAGCAGTGAAGTTAATCAATGAGTTTAAAGCGCAGTTAGCAACGCTGGGTGATATCAAACGTGTGTGGCTGACCAGCTTTACTATAAATATCGGTTTTATTGAAACGTATTTGCTGCCTGCTGTATTAGGGATAGATGAGCCGCCGAAGAATCGCAGAGAGTTTGAGCGTTTACAGTTTGAACTCATTCGCCAAGGGATTGATTTCAGAGTCTACTGTGATCAGCGCTTGATAACGCAAGAGCAGCATAAGCGCACCTCAATTAATATCTTGCCTGTTTCTGTACGGCAGATTGCACCGCATCTTGATGCAAAAAACAGTCTTTTTCATCCCAAGGTAATTTATCTTGAAGATGTGAATGGCAACATGATCCTTGGCGCCGGGAGTGCGAACCTAACGCTCAGTGGTTGGGGACGTAACCAGGAGGCGATGAACTTCCGGTATGTCAGCAATAACAAACAGTATCAGCAAGTTAAGTCATTTTTTACCGCAGTAGACCCCTTGACCGAACCCGATTTGCGCGTTCGGCCTAAATTCTCGCACGCCGATCCTTACTGGAATTTTATTCATTCATTTTCCAAAAAAACGTTGCTGAAAGCGTTGGCAGAGGGCGAAAGCATCAAAACGCTCTCTGTCTGGTCACCCTATCTGGCGGCGGATCTGGCCGGGTTTATTGATACGGTGTCCCATGCGTTGGGTAACCCCGCGCTCAAGATCACCCTGGTTCCCGATCTGGCCCAAGGGTATTTTTTGCGCACATCTGACAGCGAAGGTGTAGAGACATTACAAGAATCTGGGCGGCTATGTTTCTGTCATAACCCGATTGAACGGGATGATCGCTCGGAGCTCACGCATGCCAAAGTGTGGTTGGCTACTGGTGAAACGTCGGCCAGATTGGCGATTGGCTCATGGAACTTTACCTATCCTGGCTGTGGCAGTGTGAAAGTGGACAGTAAGGAAGAGACACACTGGAACATCGAAGCAGGCATTGTTCACCGTGTTCCAGTACGAACAAAGATTGCCGGAAAAGCGTTTGAGGACGTGGATTATGCCTTTGCCAGCGCGGAATTACTTGAGGAGGAAGGATTACAGCTTCCTGCCCAGTTGCCTTTTGATTTGCAAGTGCGATTTTATTGGCGTTCCAGCCAATATGAGGTCCGTGGTGCGTGGTTTGATGGCAAACCCACAGAAGAGTACCAACTGAGATTACCTGGTATCTCACAGCCCATCCTTTTGCGCTGGCGAGGAGGCTCACTGGTTGGGCTTCGCGCGTTAGCGGCTGAACAGCCGGATGATTTGTTAACGCAGCACTTTTACACCGTCAGTACACAAGGTGAGGCGGATTGGCAGGGGATTATTCACGAGGAGCAGCAGGATGATTAGAAGTGAGATAAATAATACAGAGTCTGCGAGATAATTGTGGGACTAAGTGGGGTGAACTGGGAAGAGACTGGATGGTAATTGTAATTCTCTTACAGTATGTGAAAAAACAGGCCGGACGAAAAATTTAGTTATTCTTCTGTTCGACCTGTGAAATTTTACTCCCCTTGCTGTGGTTCGTCATCAAATTCACCGTCATCAAACAGACGTCCCTGAAGCCTATCTGTTTCCGCCTTTCTGACACGCTTGATCACGCTGTAAACCCACTGCAGAGAAACGCCGTACTTACGTGCCAGGTCATGATGATTGCGGCCATTGAAGTCGTTGAAGATGTCGTGATCGCGCTGAGAGATACGCCATAGCGTTCCCATCGGAAAGTAGACGCTTTGACCGCCCCAAACTTGCATCATGCGGTTGGCCACGGCCTCACCGATTTGCTCGGCGATAGCAGTGTCGATCTCGACAACCTCCTTGATTGTGCTGGCAGTATGCTGTGCTAGCTCCACCAATAGTTCAGGCCCTTTGCTGCGGAAATTATTGCCGTTGTTCATTCTGGCTTCCTTACGCGGCGTTGCCACTGCTTCAGCTTCTCAATAATGACGCTGGCCTGTTCTGAGTTCAGCCATTGCAGGCTATCAACGCCAGTTTCACGCTTCACCCAACGCGCCAGCGCGGCTTCAGAACGGTCACGAATGATGCCTGCATCAGCCATTTCTAACCATAATGAGCGGATTTTTCGGGACTGGGGAGAATCATCCAATAGACGAGTGCTGTTAGCCTTTTTTGCCGCTTTGATCTTAAAGCCGCGCTTCTTCATGGCACCCAGCACAGTATCTAACTGCGGGACTATCATGTCCCGCGTTGATGACTTGCCTGTAACTGTGATTAGCAACTGGCGGTAGGTATCATCGTCCAGTTGCAGATCGCGTTTAGCTATATGGATCAACTTAATCAGTTGATTCTTTGTCATCGCTTTCCTCCCGCCAGACTTCGCCGCACAGCAAGATGGCTTCAGGACGGCGTTCATGGATAGCATCCAACACTAACTGACACGACTCTTGGTTCAGGTAGATGTCGTCTGACACAGGCATGGCATCGCAGAAATCAGCGCCACAGGCCGATACCAGTAATACGAAACCGATAATCATTATCCAGCCCTCCCAATTCTTGCTATCTCAGCCTGGCCTGAACCATTAACTGCATGATGCAGGCTGGCGTTCTTACCAGCTTGATAGCCCACTTCTTTTGCCACGTCAGTACCACGGGCATTTTTTGCATCCCGTAGTTCGCCAGACTTCACTCCCCCATCTTGCTGCAATTTATGGTGATAGGCTTCAATCAGCGTCGCTTCGGTTCTTGAAACAACAAATTTGTCGAGCACCTGATACACACCCTGAACCCATCCCTCACAGAACATGTCAGCTCTGGCTACTTTTGTACTGGGTTTAATATTTTTGCGCTGGCCAGCAGTAAATTCTTTCCGCGCTTTCATCATCTGGCGAGACAGAACATCGAATGCATATGCAGCAACCTGTGGACGTTCATTCGGGCCGTAGAAAATAACGCAGCGTTGGCTATTACTGAGATAGTTACGTTGAAACGAGTGATAGCATTCAACACCAAATGTCTCGCAAATAACCTGAGCCAACCATCCCATATACTTAGGGACTTTTTGCGCATGGGATGGAGCCGACTTACTGCCAGATTCGTTGATCTCCATTAGATCGACATCAGTGTCAGTCAGGCCATGTTGACGCATTAACGCCTGAGCCTGGCTCATTGCATTAGCTGCCTCATTAGGATTTGTCGTGCGACGAGCAAGATTCAATAGTTTCTTAAGTTTCTGTAGGTGCTTTTCTTTATTTGTCGCCGACATATTCCACCTCCAGCCTTTCAGCCAGTCGCTTTAATTTATTGTGCTTTGCCAGTTCGATTAACTTATCCATGCCATTCAAACGGAACTGTTCGATCATGATCTCAATGTCGGCCATTTTCTCCGCTAAAGCGACCTTGTTACCGAGGCCGTTCAGGTTGCGGGATGCTGCTGCACCTAGCTCTGCCGCTTCTTCGATAAGTTTTAGCGTCTGAGACTCAGGGCCAAAGTGCTTTAACGCCATGCGGTACAGCGTTGAGCGATTGTGTGCAATACCTTTAATCATGTGCTCTCCAAATAGTGGTTATGCTGAATTACGCGTGCAGGATTCCCCGGCGTTGACGCCGAAATAAAAGCAATTTCATTTTTTATATTTAAATCGCGGCGATATCTAACGGGATATTAACTAATTTCCCCGATTCGTCTTTTTCCCTGAAGTTGATATAGGTTTTCGATACAGCGACTTGCAATGATTCAGAAATTGCCTCCATTGCTTTAACCCAGCGTTCATCTGCGATCTTAATCCGGCGTAAGGATAGGATTCGCCCCGTATTTAGTTGCCCCTCTTTATCAACGGAAAATGCATCCGTAATTAACGCACGGAGATTGTCATTGGCATCCTGCGACCACTCGGTAACGCACTCATCAATTAGGTCTTTGGCTATTTGTAGCTCAGGCCCGAACGTCAGAGAGTCTTGCACCGCAATACGAATTTGCTGACTACCGTCATAACTACTGAATGTGATATTACCCTTAGCGCCTCCACGTGTACGCCCGTACTTCTCTGCAACCAGATCCAACCAGGCATAACATTCATTGAACGCGCAGTTCTTGAACGCCAGCAACTCTGCGCTTTTAATCTTTGCCGCAGCGACTTGCTCTTTTACAAACGTATCCATTGCCAAGTCATAGTCCGAGACCTGATTAACGGGAACCAGTCGCCCTTTGCGATCGGTCATGTATTCAGCTTTATTAATTTCCACGTTTATTTCCCCTCAATTCAATGTAATGACTCAGACCAAATAATACGGCACCCGTGCTGTTCAAATTCCCCTTGCCGAAACCGGCCATTGTTATTCGCGCCAGTCAGCACATAACGCGCCACGCCTTTTTTAATCAACTTTTCACAGTGACCATTTCTGGCAATGCGGATAATCGGTTGGCTACCCTTAATCATCACGCTGTGAACTGTTGCATTCATAGCTCGTAGCGCCGTCATGACGGCTTGCACATTGGATAATTGCTCATCAATATTCAAAACAGACGTCATATATCAGTCCCCCAGAATATAAGGTGCTCAGTGCAGATCCCTATGATTACGCATCATTTGGCTGGTGAAGTTCATTCCTGCCGCATTGAGATGTTTCATCAGCTTGATGTTGGCTGTATTAATCGCATTAGCCATCTCATCTTTAATCATCGTTGCCAGCAGCTGTGTCACGACGATGTCACCTGTTTCATTTTCAATTGAAACGTTAATAGACTGGCTGAGTTCCTGATCTTTATTTACCAGTGCCGCAGGCAGTTGTTGTACAGAAATAATAATTTTCGCCATCGTTAAATCCCTTTAATTACATCTGCATTAACCACTGGCACGCCAATATCAGCGGCCAGATTCATTGCAGCAATCACCAGGTTGGAAACAGCCAGCGGATACAACAGGCTGACGTTCTTCCGACTGCCGAGATTGCTGCTGAGACGGCCCCGGATAGCGTCAATCGCGCTGCTGTCCATAATGTCGCTTAGCTTTTTGCCTGTGCGCTCAACTTTGAATGTCAGAAACGCTTCCAGGCTGTTATCCAGCGGCAGCAGTTCGACGATTTCACAGCGCTGGACAACCTCGCGTACCTCCATATTGCGTTCGCTTAACTTGACGGCTAATTCTGGCTGGCCGATCAGCACGATAGACAGCAACTTCTTAAACCCGCTTTCCAACTCGTAAAATCGCTTCAAATGCTTCAGCGTGGGGATCGGCAGGCTATGCGCCTCTTCAATCACCAGAACGTGACTGTAGCCCGCATTGCTGCTGTCTTTTAGTACGCGGTGCAGTTGGCGATAACGTGCTTCTTGTGACCGCTTCACGCCTTCCAGCGGGGCGATGGTGTTGATGATCGCTTCGGCAATGGCGGCGGCTTTCAACGTCTTACCTTTAACGTCGTTGTCTTCCATCGCAATCACATACGGCTCAATCACGATAACGGGCGCGTTCTCGCGGTTGATACGTTCGATAAGGTCGCGGCGCAGCGTGGATTTACCCGCTCCAGACTCGCCGATAACCGCCATTAGGCCGCCATGTTTCGCGGTCTGATACAGTGACTCACGCACATAGCGGCTATCCGGCGTAGTAAACACATCTTCCGCGCCCTGCATGGCATCATCGGAAAAGGGGTCACGGAACAGTCCGAATGCCTTTTTTGTTGCTGGAAATAACACCTGTTTTTTGAGTAACATGTTTTCCTCCGTTGTGAGGTCTGTTGTATCTGCTGTGCGGGATGTGCCGTCCCGCACAGCATCAAAACTACGTTGTGTTTCAATGCCATTAGCCGACAGAAAGGCTGTCAGACGCTGGCGAATTTCCCCGGTGTTGGTGCGTGGCCACTGGTCGTGATTAACAATTTGTGCCAGCGTGGCCTCTGACACAGCGATATGTCTGGCGACAACGGCCTGTGAGAGCCGTGCCTGTTTTAACTGTTGTTTCAGTACCAGCATGTACCCCCCTTAATTCCCGTTGACGATATTGATGACATTGCCGGAAACCGGCGTGAGCAGCGCATCGACAGCGTCATCCAGTAGTTCTTCCGGCACGCCAGCGGGATAAAGTTCAACCAGTTGGCGAAAGTGTGCTGCAGCCCATGTCTGGTTACGGGCTGCAAACCGCTCACGCAGCGCCTTAGCTGCTTCAACATGCGTAAGGGGCCGCTGTTCGATACGCGGGCTGCGTACATCAGACTCCGTACCACGACGCGGCATAAATGCAGGTAACGTGGTGTCGTCAATGTGTTTGTATGGGTCAAGTTTGCCGCCGAACGGCAGCGCCTTCGCTTTACGTGCCGCCGCTGCATCCGTCGCGTTATCCGTCCCCGTCACCAACTGTTCAATTTCTTTGGCAGCAGTTTGAGCTGGCGTATCGGCGTGCGATTTGTAGTTTTCGCCGATCACTGCGGCAGAGTCGGCAAAGCCAAATTCATTTTTGGTGACTTCATCGATCAGGAAGAAAGTGTCGTGGCCATCTTCACCTGTCAGTACCACTTGCGCGGCATCGGTGCGCCACGGATTGCGAGTGATCAGCAACTTCTCGCCAACCCTTACATTGGGTACGGTAGACACATCGTATTCAATGCCACGGAACGACACGCGCAGCTTCGGCTTGACCTTGCGCTCTTCCGGTGTTGCGACGGCTAGTTCGCGGCAAACCTCAATAGATGGTGCTTTCACTAGCTGTTCGGCGTTGATTTTCAGCCAGATATCGGTGCGGGTCTGTCCGTGACGACTATGAACAGCGGTAGCATTGAAGTGCGAACGCCATTTCAGGGCCAGTGCATTCAGCTCTTCCAGGCTATGAACCGGTTGGAACTTCAGGCCCGGTTCAAGTTTGCGTTCGATGATGTCGCGGGCCTTCTCAACGCTGCCTGTTGAGCGTGCCGCATGGGCTTTATGTGCCTTCAAATCGATACCCAATGCACGACACAGGTTTTTTGTCATGCTTGCGGTGTTGGCAGAACCGGGGTCGAGATACAGCAGCTTAGGCACACCGTGCAGCACGTCCGCGCCGCCTCGCTCTTGCAAGGCGTTGATGAGCACAGAGCACAGGTTTTCGCCAGATTCAGCGCCCATCACATACTCGACATAGATCCAGCCGCTGGTGTGGTCAGTGATTTCATAGCTCCAGACTCGGTCACTGGCGATACGTGCCACATTGGCTGGTTTATTCTTGTAGAACCTCGCGCTATCCATCACCTGCAAGCCCTTATGTCCGTTGCTCAGGTAATAGAGAGTGCAAAGTGAGGCATCGATTTCCCATACATGGTTAGGGTGCAGACTGGCCAACTCGGTCACGGGCGCAGGCTGGCTTAACTGATCGGGATGCAGGCCATAATTGCGCAGAGCGCGGCTGATAGCAGTCTCTGACAGGGCATAAAATTCGCCCGTGGCTTCATCAATACGTCCGGCAGCAATCATGTCGTTTGCCCGTAGTGTTTCTACCGCGTCAGCGATGGAGTACAAGCGCTTGCCGTTTTTACGGGTTGCTTCCATCAACGTGGCGGAAATCATGGCGGCCTCATCCCGCGTCAAGGCGCTTTGTCCGGCATCGGCACGTTTTTTGCGTTTGTCAGTCACTGCGACCTCCTTTAACTTGCGTAGCAACGTGGCGCGAGATAGCCCTAGTTCAATACAGGCGGCGTCATAGATAGCACCGCGTTCGCCATGCCCGGCCTGCCGTGCAGCGCGGGCCACAGCCACTAATCGTTCTGTCAGGGCGGCACTCATGGCGTCCCCTTATGCGTCTGTACGCGGAATCACAGGTTCCTGCGCATCCAGCCATGTTGGACGTTCGCTACCTGTAGGTGCTGCCTCAAGGTCAAAAACTGCGCGGGTATGGTGTAACGCACGCTCTATCTGACACACCAAACCCGCCATAAAATCATACGGTGGCTCTACATCGTTATCGGATGTGAAGGTGGTCAAGGTTGAAAAGGCTGTGTGGAGACGAACGGTGATGGCCGCTTCCGCTTCAAAGGCAATGGCACTGACCTCTTTACGTAGCTTCTCCGCTTCCTGATCGGGAGGCGGTGGCTGGATGCGGGATTTCTTATCCAGTTTGGTGGTCAGGTCATCTATCTTCTGATTTTTGTCGGTCAGAACGCGTTGCTGGGCGGTATTGGTTTCGCGGGCTTCGCGCAGTGCGGCTTTCAGTTCACGGCTGGTCATGCGATCAATATCATCCAGCGTCATGCCAGCAACTGTGCCGCCTTCGGCCAGTTCGATGAGGTCATCGTCACTCTCTGTTACCAACTCAAACAGCTTGGTTTTACCCAAATGTGCCAGCGCTGGCACATTTGATTTCAGTGCTGGTGACAAATATTTAGCTGAGGCTTGCATCATTCTGGCTGCTGTGCGGTATGGAAGCCCTAGATCATTTTCAATGATGTCTACCAGATCGCCGTGTGGTTCACACTCCTTGAGAATAACCAACCGCTTACCCGCCTCCAGCATAGCTTCCGCACTTTGCGCCATATAGAACTTGGTTTCATGCACGATGCGGTCACGCTCATACGGCAAACCATCGCCAAACTGACTCATTACTTGCATCCGGTGTTCCGTCAGAGCATTGAGTTTCACATTCAGATCGCCCGCTAACGGAGCATCTTCTACTAATTCAACCGTTTGTGATTTGGTGCGTGCCATTTCTTATCCTTAGCGACTGCCAGCCAGCAGGCGTTGATTCATTTCGTTAATACGGTCTTGCGCTCGAGAGATTTCGTTCGCATGTGCCTGCGCGATTTGCAGCGCCTGCATCGAAAGCGCGAATCTGCCGTTATCCAGTTTTTGCGCCAGTCCCTCTTCAATCAGGGTGTTCAAGGCGCGGTTAACATTGGCCGGAGAATCATCCAGCGCCGCCGCCAGTTCGCCGTTTGATACCCCGTTTAGGGTATGGCCGCGTAGTGCTTTGAGAACGCGCAAGATCCGAGCGCCTGCGCTGGAAACATTTGCCTTAGTCATGTCATTCCCCTTTTTGCGATATGTGATAATCTGTTACGCAGGCTGATAGATATCAGGCAGCACGGGCGGTGGTTTTAAGACCAAGTTTGACGGCGATTTCATGCGCCTGGCCGTACTTGGCTTTGGTTATGCCGTTCAGAACGCGATAGACCGCTTCACGGGAGTAACCATTCTCCTGCGCCCATTGGGTAACGGTCATACCGCGCTGCTGGAAGCGGCTTTTAACTTGTTCGGGTGTCATGCTATGGCCTCCGGTTATGCAATGATGTTTGTAGAATACGTGATAGATTATGTGAACTTTAGTTCTCATTGTCAATGAGGTTTTTGTGAACTTTGATTCTCTTTGTGCGCCCCGTATCAAATCTGAACGTTCCCGCTTATCGCTGAAACAAGGTGAGGTGGCTGATATATGCGGGGTTTCTCGTGAAATGTGGAGTAAGTACGAGCGTGGTATAGCTGTACCTGGTGGTGAGGTTCTGATGTTGTTCGCAATGGCTGGAGCAAACGTGCAGTTCATTCTCACTGGCAGTAACCCACCATCCGTTGAGAATCGCATTACTAAAGATGAGTCAGAGCTGATACAGCATTACAGAAATGCACCATTAGCAGTGAAAGCTGCTGTTTTGGCTGCATTAACAGTAGGGACATCACCCCAACCGACAAGTTCAAGTCAGATATTCAATGGTGATGTTAGTGGCCAATTTGCCGGTAATCAGATTATTAATAATGGCGTAGTCCGTAATAAAAAAAATAAATAGAACGAGTAACACACAGTAATAAAGGAGATAGGATGCGGCAGGAATTTAATGGAACTGCACAGGGACAGTTCTCATCCAGAGACATTATCAATATACATCCCCCTTCAGGTGAAAACCCGACAGATGATGAGTCGCTACTTCCGGCTCAGCGTTATCGCCTGCACCAATTGCTAGATGATCTTGTTACTGCCAGCGGCGAGTCTAAAAAAGATCTGTGGCGAGCCGTTCATGCCCATATTGATGTTCACAGTATCAATGGCATTACAACCAAGAAATATCATAAAGCGGAAACGTATCTGCGACATAGACTGGCAGAGGCTAAGCTGGCAAAAGAGTGCCGCCGATTAGTCAGCGAAATCTTGCGATTAACCGTGGATACCGCAACAGAACGCGATAGATTTTGTTTGAAAAAATTTGGTACGAAAACGCTCAACGATTTATCCCGTGAACAACTTCAAGTGGCGTTTGACCATTTTGATCGAGATGAATTGCGGCAACGCCAGCCAAAACCCACACAGCCTAAAGAAATGGATTTGCAAGAGCTTATAAAAACTCACCCTAAAGTATTTGTCGGTGTTTTCTTTTTAGGATTTTTTACATCTTTTTTATTTAGATAAGGATATTACATGAAGGAATTTTTGATTCTTGCTGGTTCTATTGTCATTTGGATCTTAGTCGCTAAATACCTTTCGCGTACTTTTATCAAGAAAGGTAATAAACCGTGGTTAAGTAAATTCAGTGGTGTTTGTGTTGGTGCTGTTGCTGCTTTAGCTTTTCTTCTAGCGTTTGTTCCAACACCAGAAAAAGAAGCACCGGTGCAAGATGTATCTGCTGAGATCAAAAACACGCAAAAACCACATGATGGATGCCTTGAAACATACAAAGCTGATGGTTCTTCAGAATGGAACTGTGAAAATAAAAGGACACCAGCACCAGCACCAGCACCAGCACCAGCACCAGCACCAGCACCAGCACCAGCACCACAGGATAAAGCTGAGACAAAAAAACAAGTAGAAAAATATTTTGATATAACACCGCAGGAATTTGCAAAGCGGATAAATGCAAACTTAACAAAAAACGACGTACCATTTCGTCTAAAGATAAAAATTCAATCAGGTGAAGTTAATAATACATTTAATCACTCGTTTAATGAGCGTATTGGTCTGGTTGGTTCTGTAGATAAAAAAACAGGGCTATTAGCCGGAATAACGATTATTACTAGCGGAGATGGTACAACTGAATCTGGCTTGAACGTTATGGCTGTTGTAATTTCTGCGTATTCTGCCGTTCTTGGCGAGAACACAATGGGCACCGGCGAGCCTGCAAAAATTATGATGAAGTTGGTAGAACACTATCAGAACGAACCAGAGACCTCTCAGGAGGTTATTCTTAACGGAGTTAAGTTTGGATTTGTTCCAAGCCAGCAGATTGGTAACTGGTTCTTGGCACAACCGCTATAGACAATAAACCACCCCGACCAGGATGCCTGATGGTGTTTACGCCAGATAATACGGCGGAGTGGAGTTGCCCGATTAATAAGGGTTAGAAGTTACAAATCACCAGCTCCCGCCGTGGGGCTGGTTTCCCCGACATAAGTGTTTTTCATGTGCAGTTGGTTGCAAGATTACAAACAGCAAATAAAACAAGGTGGATAACTAATGTCTGAGCAGGCCATTGAAGTCAAACACGTCGTAGTTCATATTCTGGATAAACAACAGAATGGAGACGCCTCGGAGCGCTTGAGTCCTGAAGAAGGTATGGTCACTGAAGCCTCTCAGCGCTTGATCAACGATATCTGTGCCAAATACGCAGGTCGGACAGGCAAAGGCTACGGCTATTTTGAAGGGGATACGGATAATTACCCGATGGAACGAATGGCTGGTGATTATCTGGGCGGAACTGATGGTTTTTACCAAAGCTCTTGCCGAATGATGCATCACCTAACAGAACGCTCACAGCGAGAAAACATGGCTACCGGTGGCTATGTTCTGTTTGCACACATCGGGATAGGAAACAACGAACATCTGCTGATAGCAATCGTTAGTGCCACCATAGGGTCAACCGTCACTGATGATTTTAACATTCAGGACAGTACCTATCTGGACATCGCGAAGTTGCGTATGGCTGGGCGTATTGATTTAACAGCATGGGAAAGTGGTGCGGAACGTTACATCAGTTTCCTTAAAGGACAGGGAAATGTTTCAAACTACTTTAAACAGTTCCTCGGCTGTAATGATGTTTTAATTGCCAAACGCGAGTCTGAAAAATTACGTGATACTTTAACAGCGTTTGCGACAGAGAAAAATCTTGAAGGTGCAGAAAAAGACGCGTTTCTTAAGGGCGCATTTGAGCATTTACATGCATTAAGCAAAGCTGGTGAACCACTCTGTCTTGAAACCTTTGTTAATGCCGTCTGGCCTCATGCACCTGAGGAATTATCTGATAAGCTTGCTGCTGAAGAACTGGGATTGTCGGATGGCTTTGTACCTGATGGGCGTGTAATCCGAGCGTTAGTGTCTTTCAAAGGCAAATCAAAACACTGGGAACTCAAGTTCGACCGGGAAGGTACAACTTCGGGTGACATTGACTATGACCCAGAAACAAATATTATCACCCTGCGCAATGTACCTGATGAGTTCAGGGATATGTGGCTGAATGAGGTTTAATCGTGACAATTTCGTTTGAGACGCTGACAGAGTTATACCGTCGCATGGAGTTCCAAGAGGAATTCCGTGTCGGTTCACTGTTGCTCTCTGACCAGTCCGATTGCGACCTGATTAACACATTGCTGGAAGATCCACGCGAGTACGGAATTTCTGTTGATACCGGAACGGTCGAGCTAGGCTGTGCCATCACTCTTCGTATAGCACCACCACGGAGTGGGCTTGGACTTGTTTTTGCCACGCACAGCATATTGCTGAACGCACCAAAGCATCAGTGTCAGGAACCAGCTAATTACTTCATCCTTGAGACGAAATTTCACAATGATGACACAGAGGTTCCAGTCTTCATCAGTAACTACCGCGCGATCCTGATGTTGGTTGACTTGCTGAAAGAGGCTGCGGCTTATTTTGACAATACTACCTGTCAACTGGTTTTCCTGAAAAAAGAGGTTATTAAGCTATCACCTCGCTTTACGACAGAGACAGTGCAAAATCTGAAACGTGAACATTTGGATAACCTGATGGCCTGTTTCAACGACGACACACACAAGGATCAGAAGCTAGATATTTTGATTGAAAGTGTCCAGGCGGTCAGTGAAGACGTTGATTCACAGGACGTGTTTGCCTTTTTTGTGGACAATATTCAGCGCCTGCATGAACAGTTCCTTAAAGGGTATCGAATCTACTCTTCTGGTTTCTCCTATGACAAGGTGATGGATCAGCTTCGTGCCGCCAAAGTTGAAGAAATGGGTAAAATCCACAAGACGTTTTCAGATATTCAGAATCATATCCTTGGCATTCCTGTGGCATCTGTCGTTGTGGCCACCCAATTCAAAGAAGCCGCTGGTTGGTCAGGTCAAGGCATAACAAACACGATAATCCTGCTAGGGTGTATTTTTGCTGCGACGCTAATCTGGCTGGCATTGTCGAACCAGATGCAATCCATGAAGGCTCTGGGCGAAGAAATTGAATATAAAAAAAAGCAGATAAATAAGGAATTCTCTTTCATTAAAGATGATGTGGAAGGTGTGTTTCGCAGCATTACTGCGCGATTGGAAACGCAGAAACGTACCTTTTGGATCATTCGCGGTGTGCTGGTTATTGGTATCATCACAGCAATTACGATTTATTGTTGGTACACAAAACCCGTTCTTAACTGGGTGCAGCCCTTCTTTGACTGCATGTAGTCTATCTGCTTTTCTCCTGCCAAAATTGCAAATCACCAGTTCCCATTGTGGAGTAGGTTCCCCAACTGGCTGATGCCCTCCTTATTTTGTCACTCCTAAAGCCGTTTAAAATCCCAGAATGAAGAGATGCGTCATTCTGTCTCCACTTACATAAGGAGACAGCAATGAAACTCAACCTCTTTCGACTCACACGCCTGAAGCGCCTTTTAGGCTGGCAACTGACTGCCATGTTGCTGCTGGCGGTAATCGCGCTGGTATCACCGCAGCAACTCTCTGTCGTCATTTACAAAATTTCACTGATCACGCTGGCCGCTGTGTTGGGCTACTGGCTCGACCGTTCATTATTCCCCAAGGCTGCGCTAGGCCAGTATCTGGTGCATGACCCAGAATTGATGAAGCACGGCGAATACCCCGTCAAAAATGGCTACCAGAGGGTATTTGCTGCGGCATTGATCCGTCGCGCCATTATCGTGTCGGCGGTCTGTCTGGCCGTAGCGATGGGGCTATAGCCATGAACTGGCCGCAAATCACGCTGATCATCCTGATGGCTTTTGGTTTGGGTGTGACAGCAATCAAAGACGGTGAGCTACGCACAGATAAACACAGCTTCTGGTGGTCGCTTTGCGGCAATCTGATCATGGCTTGGTTGCTCTGGTGCGGCGGTTTCTTCAGTCAGGTTCATGCCGCCCAGCCGCCTGCGGCGTCCAAACAATACCGCAGCGATCTTATCCGTAATGCCCGGCTGGACTGGGGGCTGAATGCGCCGGTGGCCGATTTCGCGGCGCAACTCCATCAGGAATCCGGTTGGAATCCCCGCGCAGTCTCGCCCGTTGGTGCTCAGGGATTAGCGCAGTTTATGCCTGCTACAGCGATGTGGATTAGCGGCATCATGCCGGAACTAAAAGCCAATCAGCCGTTTAATCCCGCGTGGTCAATTCGTGCATTGACCCGCTATGACCGCTGGATCTGGCAGCGTGTTACTGCGGTTGATGACTGCCAACGGATGGCGATGACGCTCTCCGGCTACAACGGCGGGCTGGGCTGGGTACAGCGCGATCAGAAACTGGCGGCGCAACGTGGTTTAGACCGTCAGCGCTGGTTTGGGCATGTCGCTACCGTCAATGCCGGGCGTTCTGCGGCTAACTGGCGTGAGAACCGCCATTACCCACAGCGCATCTTGCAGGAGTTAGCGCCGCGCTATCTGACGTGGGGAGGCCGTAGCTGTGCTGAATCTGCTTAAAAAGTTGCCGTGGAAAACCTTGCTATGGGTTGCCGCCGCACTGTGTGCGCTGTGGCTGATTTACCAGAAAGGTTATGAGGGCGGATTCACCAGAGCTGAGTCCATTGGTAATACCGCACTGGAGAAACAGAAATCGGCATCCGATGCAACGTTGGCACGTCTTCAGGCAGATGTCGCTCAGCAGCAACAGCAGCGTGCGGAACAGGCCAATGCCGCCTTACAGGCATGGCAGCAGCGCTATCAGCAGTTGGTCGCGTCCGCCCATGCTGCCGAGCAGCAATACCTCACTACCACGGTGTCATTGCGCCAGCAAAACGAAAACCTGAAGCGGAGAATTGATGATGTCACGCAACGCTGGATTGATGAACGCGGCCAGAGCCGTCCTATTGAGTGCGTGTTTACTGTTGGTTTCGTGCAGCAGTACAACGCCGCCTTCGGTGTCGTTGCAGGAACAGGCGCTACCACCGCTTCCCGCGGGGCTGGCGATACGTCCGAAGCCGTTGCCTCCCTTGATGCCAGGCTACGCGACTCCGGTGTTACCCAACGCGATATCCTCGCCCACAGCGCCGACGCCGGAGAACGTTACCAGCAGCTTGCCGCGCAGGTAAATGGCTTGTTGGATTACCTCGCTGCACTACAGAACAGGAAGGAATAATGAAAATTGAAGTGGAGTTCTGGCAACTGGTGGGCTTGTTGCTGGGTTTTTTAGGGTTTGTCTTTGCAGCCGGAAAAATTCTGCTGGCACAGATAGAGCAGCGCCTGAACGAGCGCTTTGGTGCACTGGAGCAGGCTCGTTCTCAGAGCGAAAAAGGCTGGCAGCGGCTGGAGCGGGAATTTCTGGAGTTTCGTGCCGAACTTCCAGTGACCTATGTCCGCCGTGAAGACTACATCCGGGGGCAGACGGTGATCGAAGCCAAACTGGATGCGGTTTACAACAAACTGGAACTGGTGCAACAGCACCGAATGAACGGAGGACAACATGGTTGATATCGCTCGTGCACGCAGAGAGGGACTGCGCTGGAGTCTGCTTGTCGCACTCAATAAAACCCGCCCGTACACTGCCAGTGAGACGCTGTTGCTGGATATCGCACTGGCGATTTACCCGGATACCACGCCATTAGAACTGCGGCGCGAACTGGACTATCTGTCTGACCGCAAGATGGTGGAACTGACCAAGCGCCCCAGCGGGGACTGGTTTGCTGATTTAACGCGGCTCGGCGTTGATATCGTTGAGTACACCGTGGAGTGTGGCCCAGGGATCGCCCGGCCTGAAAAATACTGGAGCGAATGATATGGCCCGTCGCAGCACTATCGACAAACTGCCGGAGGATGCCCGCCGCTGGCTGGAGCGGGCGCTGACCGAATCCGGCTTCAGCGGTTATGCCGAACTGGAAAGCCTGCTGCGTGAGCAGGGTTACATCATCAGTAAGTCGGCGATCCACCGTTATGGCCAGAAGATTGAAAAGCGTTTCGGTGCTATTCGTGCAGCAACAGAAGCCGCCCGCATGTTGACCGAAGGCGCAGCAGACGATCAGGATGCGCGTTCGGAGGCGGTCATCGCGCTGATCCAGACTGAACTGTTCGAAAGCATCGTCCAGTTACAGGAAGCTGACGAAGAGGAAATTGATCCCAAAGAGCGTGTCGCGCTGTTGTCCAAAGTGGCCAAGAACGTCGCCACGCTATCGCGGGCCAGCGTCAACCTGAAGAAGTTCCAGGCTGAAGTCAGAACCAAAGCGCAACAAGCGGCAAGCAATGCCGAGAAGATTGCCCGCAAAGGTGGCCTGTCAACTGACGCGGTGCAGGCGCTGCGCCGGGAGATTCTGGGGATTGCGTCATGAGCCAGCTTGCTCCGGTTTTACCCGATACCTCGCAGATGGACGCACCTGCCGTTCTGATGCCGTACCAGCAGCGCTGGGTGGCTGATACGTCCCCGCTCAAGGTGATTGAGAAGAGTCGCCGTACCGGGATTACCTGGGCAGAGGCGTCCGATAACGTGTTGACCGCAGCCTCTTCAGCCCCTGCCGGGGGTATGAACGTCTATTACATCGCCTATAACCAGGACATGACGGTTGAGTATATTCAGGCGTGCGCGATGTGGGCGCGGGCGTTTAACTATGCGGCCAGCGCGATTGAAGAAGGCTTCTGGCAGGAAGATGAAGACGACAAGCACATTAAGACTTACACCATCAAATTCCCCGACTCCGGTTTTCGCGTTGTCGCGCTCTCGAGCCGTCCATCCAACCTGCGTGGCCGTCAGGGCATCATCGTGATTGATGAAGCCGCCTTCCATGAGCAACTGGATGAACTGCTGAAGGCCGCACTGGCGATGCTGATTTGGGGCGGTAAGGTGCGTGTCATTTCCACCCATGATGGTGATGACAACCCCTTTAATACGCTGATCGGGGATATACGGGCTGAACGTCAGGGCGGCAGTGTCCAACGTATCACCTTTAAAGAAGCGGTGACGGAGGGATTATTCAGCCGTGTATGCCTGCGTACCGGACGTGAATGGTCTGCCGCAGCAGAAGCCGAGTGGATGGCCTCGGTATATAAATTCTATGGTGCGGGTGCATCCGAAGAGCTGGACTGCATCCCGGCTAATGGTGGTGGAGCCTGGCTGTCTCGCGCCCTGATCGAATCCCGAATGTCAGCCGATACCCCCGTTTTACGTCTGACCTGCCCGGAAGGCTATGAGCTGAAATCCGATGAAACCCGCTGGAGCGAAACACAGGACTGGCTGGACACCTATCTGAAGCCGTTGCTGGATGCGCTACCGAGAGGTGCCCGCTCTTTTCTGGGGCGTGACTTTGGCCGCAGTGGTGACCTGTCGGTAGATTATCCCCTGTTGCAACAGAAGAATCTGGTTCGGCAGGTGCCGTTCGTGCTGGAGCTGCGCAACGTGCCATTCAAACAGCAGGAGCAGATCACCTGGTATCTGATGGACAGCCTGCCGATGTTGCTGGGGGCAGCATTCGACGCGCGGGGCAACGGTGCCTATCTGGCGGAATACGCCATGCAGCGCTACGGTGCCAGCCGGGTGCAGCAGGTCATGCCCACGGAAGGCTGGTATCGGGACAATATGCCGCCCGTCAAAGCTGCGCTCGAAGACGGCAATCTGGTCGACCTGCCAAAAGATGAGGACACGCTGGATGATCTGCGGGCTATTCAAGTGGTGAATGGCGTTCCCCGCGTACCGGAGCAGCGTTCAAAAGCCAAATCAGATGGCGGTAAACGCCACGGTGACGCGGCCATTGCACTGGCGCTGGCCTACTACGCCAGCCGGGAAATTAACAAGGGGCCGGTGACGGCATCCTCTCGCAGACGCAGAACGTCTGCACGGTTACTGGAGAACTACTAATGGCACGCGGACTCTGGGTGTCCCCCACCGAATTTGTTTCTTTTTCCGAGCCTAAGAAATCACTCAGCGAACAGATCGCCTCACGTGACCGCAGCATGGATTTCTATGGGCTGGGGATGTACCTGCCCAATCCCGACCCGATCCTGAAAGCACAGGGAAAGGATATCCGTATTTACCGTGAGCTGCGCACCGATCCGCTGGTCGGCGGCTGTATTCGTCGCCGCAAGGCGGCGGTGAAAACGCTGGAGCGCGGTGTTGACAGAGGGAATGCACCTGAACAGGTGTTCAGCTATATCCGTGACATGCTGACGGATATGGATATGTCGCGCATTATCGGGGAAATGACCGATGCCGTGCTATACGGCTACCAGCCCTGTGAAGTGATGTGGCAACGCTCCGGGACAAGCTGGCATGTTAGCGACATCGTCGGTAAGCCCGCAGACTGGTTCCAGTTCGATACCGACAACCGGCTGCGTTTCCGCTCCCGCGACAGCGGGTTTGAGGGAGAAGTCATACCAGACTACAAGTTCCTGGTGCCGTGTCAGGATGCGACCTATGACAACCCGTATGGTTTCCCCGACCTGTCGATGTGCTTCTGGCCCGTCACCTTTAAAAAAGGCGGGATGAAATTCTGGGTGCGGTTTGCCGAGAAATACGGTTCTCCCTGGGTGATCGGCAAGCATCCGCGCGGCACGCCGCAGGGGGAAATCGACAACCTGCTGGATTCACTGGAATCGATGATCGAAGACGCCGTTGCCGCTATTCCTGATGATTCCTCCGTTGATATCAAAGAAGCGGCGGGCAAAGCCGACAGCAGCGAGATCTACCAGAATCTTATCGCTGTATCGCGTGGCGAAATTGCTATCGCGTTGCTGGGGCAGAACCAGACCACCGAAGCAACGGCGAACAAAGCCTCAGCACAGGCCGGACTGGAGGTCACCGACGATATCCGGGATGGCGACAGAGATATCGTGACCAGCGCGATCAATCAGTTGATCCGCTGGGTGGTTGACCTTAATTTCGGCAGTAACGTTGTCGCGCCGGTGTATCAGCTATGGGAGCAGGAATCCGTCGATGAGGTACAGGCGACACGCGATGAGAAGCTAAGCCGTGCGGGTGTGACGTTCACCCCGCAATACTGGAAGCGTGAGTACCAGTTGCAGGACGGCGATATCGACGAAACGCCCAAAGAGAAGATCCCTGGCCAATCACTGGCGTTCGCCGAGGCGGTAGCTGCCGATGTGCAGGCACAGGATACGCTCGATGAGGCGCTGGACATTCTGATGAACGGTGGCCAGCTCGACGACACGCTGGAGCCGTTGCTGGCTCCGCTGTTTGAGCGCGCCCAGTCCGGCGTTCGCCCCGGCGATCTGCTGGGCGAACTGGCGGAGCTGTATCCGCAGATGAAAGCCGACGATTTGCAAGAGCGGCTGGCGCGTATTCTGTTTGTCGCCAATATCTGGGGGCGTCTGCATGAGCATCACCGCGACTGAACTGGCGTACTGCATGACGCTACCGCCTAAACGGGCTATCAATTACCTACAGACGAAAGGCTACGCGATAAGCTGGGACTGGGAGGAGGTCTGGCAGGAATCCCATGCCCGTGCGTTTACCGTTGCTAAAGTGACCCGGCTGGATATCCTGGAAGATATCCGTCACGCCCTGCAGGAAGCACTGGATGACGGCAAGACTGACCGCTGGTTTCGTAAAGAACTGGAGCCGGTGCTACAGAAGAAAGGTTGGTGGGGGCCGCGTGATACCACCGACCCGGTGACCGGTGAACCCGTCACTATTCAGCAGGGTAGCCCGTGGCGGCTAGATACCATTTTCCGTACCAATATGTCGGTGCTCTACAGCGCTGGCCGCTGGGCTGAGCAGATGGAAAATGCCGATGATCGGCCCTACTGGATGTACAGCGCCATTCGTGACAAGCATACGCGGCAAAGCCATCTGTCGATGCACGGGCTGGTTTTTCGTTTCGACGATCCGTTCTGGCAGGCATTCTACCCGCCGAACGGCTGGCGCTGCCGCTGCAGTGTGATCGCCCTGAGTCAGCACGATATCGAACGGCGCGGGTTGAAGGTGGCCAACGCCATTAATGCGATGGGCTGGGAACTGAAGCTGGTCTCAGAGAAAACCGGCGAGATGCAACGCGTGGCCACGTTCAACACCGGCAGCACCAAAATAAGTACCGACCTAGGATGGTCGTATGCGCCGGGCGCAGCGTATCGCCCGGATTTGGCCCGTTATCAGGGCGGTCTCGCGTCCCTGGCTAAACAGGAGTTATCGTCATGAGTACCGTCACCATCACGATTAACGACAACGATCTGCGGCGTGGACTGCGTGCGCTGGAGAGCGCAGCGGCGGATATGACCCCGGCGATGCGCAAGATTGCCGGCACGCTGCACGCAGAAACCGATATCAATTTTGACGAGACCGGACGGCCTGAATGGATGGTGTCGCAGGCAGCGGAAGACCGGGACGGTCAGACACTGCGCAAAACCGGACGGCTGCAGGGATCGGTATCAACCGAATATGATTCCAGCACGGCGATGATCGGCACCAACACCGTTTATGGTGCCATCCACCAGTTTGGCGGCAAAACCGGACGCAATGAATCCGTCGAACTACCCGCCCGTCCGTATCTGCCAATGGATGAAGATGGCAACCTGCAATCAGAGGCGGTCAACTCGGTATTGGACACCATCCAGCGCCATCTTGAATCTGCGGCACAGCATTGATTTCAGGCGGCACGGTTAAGCCAATGTGCCGCCTATCCTGAAAAATGGCTTAAATTCCTTTATAAAGGCTTTACAGCCGCACTATTCCCGCCCCGCCAAACTGGCTTTGCTCCCTGTTTTTCTTAATGGGGGTTAACAGCCAACTTTAATGCTTACGTTGACACTGTCCTGAGTTTTCCAAACCGGGACAGCACTATGCCACTCCACATTTTTAAATCCGGCACCCATACCGATATGCACGGCACGAAACTGCCGTTTACACCTGCTGATTTGGCGGCGTGTGCGGCGGCTTATGACCCTGCAGTGCATGAAGCCCCGATGGTGATCGGCCACCCGAAAGCGGATGCCCCGGCCTATGGCTGGGTGGCTTCATTGTCAACCAGTGGCGGCGATCTGCTGGCTGAACCTACGCAGGTCGATCCGCAGTTCGCCGAACTGGTGGATGCGGGACGTTACAAGAAAGTTTCCGCCTCGTTCTACTTGCCTGATTCGCCCAATAACCCGAAGCCCGGCACGCTCTATCTGCGTCACGTAGGGTTTCTTGGCGCACAGCCGCCGTCGATTAAAGGGCTGCAGCAGGTGGCCTTCAATGAACAGGAAGATGGCGTGGTCGAGTTCGCCGACTGGGGAATGATGACCAGCGCCAGCCTGTTTAGCCGCCTGCGTGAGTTCATCATCAGCAAATTCGGCATGGAAGAAGCCGACAGCGTCCTGCCGTCGTGGCAACTCGACACGCTGCGTGATGAGGCGATGCGGGAGGACAAAACCGTACAAGCCGATCCGGCATTTCAGGAACCTATTCCCGTTAACCCAACATCCCCCCATGAGGATACCACTGTGACCAAAGAAGAAATTGAGGCACTGCAGGCTGAAAACGCCCGCCTGAAGGCAGACGCTGCCACCCGACTGGCTGCTGATGCGAAGCTCAAGCAGGAAAATGTGCATACCGGCAACGTCGCCTTTGCTGAAAAACTGGTGACGGAAGGCCGTTTGGTGCCTGCGGCAAAGGCGGTTGTCGTCGCGCTACTGGATGAAGTATCCAAAGGCGAGCAACCGGTTGAGTTCGCTGAAGGTGAGGTGAAAAAGCCGCTGGCCAGCGCGTTTAAGGAGCTGTTAGGCGGTACAACGCCTGTACTGGATTTCGGTGAACACGCCACCAAAGACCGCGTCAATGTCGATCTCACTACGGCTTCAGCAGAATTTGCTGAAGCCGATCCTGTGCGCCTAGCTCTGCACCAAAAAGCCACCGCGCTGGCGAAGAAAGAAGGTATTAGCTACGACGCTGCCGTCGCACGCTGTCTGTAATCGCCGCAATCCGTCACTGTAAGAAAAGGAAACATCATGTCTGATTATTTAAGAGGTAAACGCGTCGTTGACCCGGTGCTGACCAGCGTGGCGCGGGGTTACAGAAACGCTGCGTTTATCGGTGAAAACATCTTCCCCATCGTTCAGGTGGAGAAAGAAGGCATCGTGGTGCCGCTGTTCGGTAAAGGCGCGTTTGTCGAGTACGACACCGAGCGTGCAGTTGGCGCAGAAAGTAACATTCTGATGCGTGAGAAATCCAGTTCGATGGATTTGGTGCTCAACGAGCACGATCTGGCCGTACCGGTCGACTACCGCGAACAGGCCGAGTCGCTGTTCAACGAAGAGGCGAAAGCCATTCGTCGCGCAACCAGCGGCGTCAATCTGAAGCGTGAACTGTATGCCGCCCGGCTGGCGCAAGATCCAAAGGTCTACCTGGCTGACTCTAAAAAAGCACTGGCTGCCGCAGAACGCTGGGCAAACGGCAAAGGTGAACCGGTCACATTGATTGAAGCGGGGATTGAAGCTGTTCGTAATGCGACAGGTTTGCGCCCGAACCTGATGACGATGGGCGCCAGTGTCATGTCGGTGCTGCGCTATCACCCGGCGATTCAGGCGCAAATTGGCGCTAACGAGCGCAAACGCATCACAGCAGAAATCCTGCAGGACATCTTCCAGATCCAAAAAGTGGTAATCGGTGAGCCGGTGTCTAGCAAGGACGCTAAGAAAGCCCCTATCGATGTCTGGGCTGACAACCTGATGCTGCATTACGTTTCACAACCGCAGCCTGATACGGAAAGCGCCGACGAAAATGAACCATCATTCGGTTATACGTTCCGTCGAAAAGGGATGCCTGTCGCCGACAAATATCCGGGCGTGGGTGGCAAAGTCTCCTATGCGCGTTTCACCGATATCTACAAAGTCGCGGTGGTTGGCGGCGATGCCGGGTATCTCATCACCAATATTCTGAAATAACGGGGGCATTATGGGAGCCACTCAACAGGTCATTCTGACCACCACGGTGCTGGCCACCGCTGCCCTGGCACAGCAGCGTTTTGTCGGTGCAGATAACGCACCGTGTTTAGCGGGTGCCGCCGCACTGGGCGTTGCAGAGGTAGATGGTGCAACGGGTGACGCCGTGCCAGTTAATGTGCTCGGTATCGTTGCCGTCGAAGCCGGGGCTGCTATCGAACGCGGTAAATCTGTCCAGTCCGACGAGTCCGCCCGTGCCGTTCTGCTGACGGAAGCGGGCGTATCGAATGGCATTGCACTGGATACCGCTCTCGCCGAAGGCGACGTCATCCGCATTCTGCGCGGGGTATAACCATGTACTGCACGTTGGCGGATTTACTTGAACAGGTGCCAGAGTCCACGCTGATCCAGTTGACCAATGAAACGGTAGGATTTGATGCGCCACCTCCGGTTAACACCACAGTAGTGGACAGTTGCATCCGCTATGCCGATGAGTTGATCGACGCCCATCTGCGTGGGCGTTACACCTTGCCGCTGACAGAAATCCCCACCGTGCTACGCGACATTGCGGTCACGTTAACCCGTTACCGGTTGTATGCCCGTCGCCCGGAAGGGGCGATGCCGGATACGGTAAAAGACGACAACAAAGCAGCTACGCGTCAACTGGAAGCAATTCGTGATGCGAAGCTGACGCTGGGCCTGCAGTCAACCAGCCAGGATGTGCCGGAGTCCGGCGAGTTTCGGGTACGGGCGCGTCGCGCAACCTTTGGCGGTCATGACGGCATGTTGGAGAAATACTGATGGACGTCAATCCGGTTATCGAAGCTGTCGTCGCCCGCCTGAAGGAAAAACTGCCTCAGCTACAGATTGAGTATTTTCCTGAGAAGCCCGCCGATTTCCGCCTGAATCATCCGGTTGGGGCGGTACTGGTGAGCTACGCCGGTTCGCGATTTGGCAAGCCTGAGGATATTGGCGCGGTGATGCAGTCTCACACGATCACTCTGAACACCACCGTCGTTTTCCGTCAGTTAAACGGGCGAAATGGTGCGGTAGCGGTGCTGGATATCGTTCGTCGGGTGCTGTGTGGCTACAAGCCGCCCAACTGCCGCCGCAAAATCTGGCTGGTACGCGATGTATTTCTGGGCAATGTCGGCGGGCTGTGGCAGTACGCGCTGGATTTCTCCACTGAATCCGTCCAGTTGGAAGACACCGATTTACCCGATGGGCCGTTACTGTCCCTGGTCAATTATGAGGAACGCGAATCATGAAATACCGTTATACCGGCCCATCCAGCGGCGTCACGCTGGCTGACGGCTCCGAGGTGCTGTTGTGGCCAGACAGCGTGGTCTCCCTCCCGGAAGAGCACGACTACGTCAAAACGCTGGTTGCGCTGAAGCATTTACACGCAGAGCCGGACGTCATCGCAGCATCCGCTGCCCGCCGTAAAAATGCCGGTGAAGAGAAAGTGGAGGTGAACAGTGGCAGCTAACTATTTACACGGCGTCGAAACCACGGAAGTGGAAAACGGCGCACGTCCGGTGAAAACCGTGAAGTCCGCTGTTATCGGCCTGATTGGCACGGCACCCACGGGGCCGGTCAATACCGTCACGTTGTGCCTGTCAGAGAAAGATGCGGCGCAGTTCGGCAGCCAGTACAGCGGTTTCACCATCCCGCAGGCGCTGGATGCGATTTACGACCACGGCGCGGGAACGGTGCTGGTCATCAACGTGCTTGACCCGGACGTGCATAAAACCCATGTCGATAATGTCAGTGTGACGGTGGCAGCCGCGACAGGAAAAGCCCAACTGACACACCGTGCCATCGCTAATTTGGTGTTGCGCCAGTCGCTGGAAACCACACCGTATATTGACGGCACCGACTACCAGCTCGATGCGCAAACCGGCGTGATTACCCGGCTGAACAGCAACATCCCGACAGATGACGCGGTACTGGCCAGCTACGATTATGCCGACCCGACGAAAGTGACGGCGGCAGAGATTATCGGGGCGGTCAATGCAGCGGGAAACCGTACTGGTATGAAGCTGCTGCACGATACCTATAACCAATTCGGCTTCTTTGCCAAAATCCTCATTGCACCGGTGTTCTGTACCCAGAACAGCGTCAGCGTGGAGCTGATTGCGCTGGCAGACAAACTGGATGCAATCACCTATATCGATGCGCCAATTGGCACCACGTTTGCGCAGGTGCTGGCAGGTCGTGGGCCAGCGGGCAGCATCAACTTCAATACCAGTTCAGACCGCGTGCGGCTGTGCTATCCGCATGTCAAAGTCTATGACGCACAGACCAACAGCGAACGGCTGGAGCCGCTGTCGCAGCGTGCGGCAGGATTACGTGCCAAAGTCGATTTGGAGAGAGGTTTCTGGTGGTCATCTTCCAATCAGGAACTGATGGGCATTACCGGCGTTGAACGTCAGCTCTCGGCGATGATCGACGACCCGAACAGTGAAGTGAACCTGCTGAACGAACAAGGTATTACCACCGTGTTCAACAGCTACGGCTCCGGGTTGCGCCTGTGGGGCAATCGCTGTGCGGCGTGGCCAACCGTTACCCATATGCGTAACTTTGAGAACGTGCGCCGCACCGGTGATGTCATCAATGAGTCCATCCGCTACTTCAGCCAGCAATACATCGATATGCCGATCACCCAGGCACTGATCGACGCGTTGACCGAATCGGTGAACGGCTATGGCCGCAAGCTGATTGGTGATGGTGCGCTGCTGGGCTTCAAATGCTGGTATGACCCAGCCCGCAATGAAGAAACGGAGCTGGCTGCAGGCCACCTGTTGCTGAGCTACAAATACACGCCGCCACCGCCGTTGGAGCGGTTGACGTTCGAGACGGAGATCACATCCGAATATCTGGTCACGTTGGAGGGCAATAGCTGATGGCTGGGAAAATTGAAGTAAACCGCATCACCAACGCCAATATCTATCTGGATGGGGTGAACCTGCTGGGGCGGGCTGAAGAAGTAAAGTTGCCGGACGTCAGCATGGTGATGCAGGAGCATAAGGCGCTGGGGATGGTTGGCAAGGTTGAACTGCCTGCCGGGTTCGACAAACTGGAGGGCGAGATCAAGTGGAACTCGTTCTATCGTGATGCCATGCTCGGTGCAGCGAACCCGTATAAAACGCTGGCATTGCAGTGCCGCTCCAGCGTCGAGCGCTACAGTTCGCAGGGGCGTATTGATGAAATCCCGCTGGTGACGTACATGACTATCATGTTCAAGAAGAACCCACTGGGAACCTTCAAGCAGCATGAAAACGCCGAGTTCTCCAGTAGCTTCACCTGTTCCTATCTGAAGCAGGTACTGGATGGCGAAGAGCTGCTGGAGCTGGATTATCTGGCCAATATCTTCCGCGTGGGTGGCATCGACCAGCTGACGGACTATCGCATGAATATCGGGGGCTAAAATACTATGAGTGAGAAAATCGTATTACGTGTAGAGCAGATCAAGGCGCTGGCTAATTTTGCAGAATCAGAAGGCCAGCCTGCTTACACTATCACCCACGGCACCATTCCCGCTTTTGAAGCCGATAATGGCACGATGGTGCCAGAGTATAGCGGGCTGATTGCCTATTCCGAATCCGAGCAGCATGGCGTGTTGCAACTGAACTAAGTAAACGTTGTATTTCTATATAAAAGGAGGGATAGGTTTCCCTCCTTTTTTCGTTAACTGCCATTAATATTGATTTTCCTCGCCTCGCACCATACTGCCCCTGAACGCTAATTCGCATTAATTTCGTCAGGAGCATAACTATGTCTGAAACCTTTTCGTTATCGATCCCTTACTCCACCGCTGCCGGCGTCAAACTGGAGTCCCTGTCCCTGCGGCGTCTGCAGGTCAAAGACCTCAAGGCCGTGCGCAAAATCAGTGATAAAGCCGAAGACTGGGATGACCTGCTGATTGCCCGTGCCAGTGGCCTGCCACCTGAAGACCTAGACGGGATGGATTTAGCTGACTATCTGGCGCTGCAAAAACGATTTCAGCACCTTACAGGGGTGGTTGCATCATCCGAAGACGCTGATTCAGGCGCAGGCGCTGCTGGCGAGGTGGTTTAGGTTTCAGCCGAGTGAGCTGAATGAGCTGGATCTGGATGAGTTTGATAGCTGGCTGGAAACAGCCAGCGAACAGATTAAACGTGAGAACGGCGATAGCGACTAATCAAAGCACCGACGCCCGCAAATATCGCGGCCAGTAAATAGACGGCGGGTTGCAGGAGAAACGCGGCTAATGCCATTCCCAGCGATAATAATGCCGCACCGCCGCCAATCATCAGCACCCAGACAAACGGCTCACTGCTGCTGTTAACGGTATAGATAGCCAGTTTTGCCAGCAGATAAATATATATCCCGCCAAATACCGTTATCAGCAGTCCTTTACATACCATCAGCGCATTTTCCATATCCGTATCCCTGTTTCGCATCGTTAAAAGGAATCATAAATCGTGGCCACAGAATTTTCCATAGGCGTGATTATTGGTGGGGCCATATCCGGCGCGTTTCGCAGTACGGTAACGGGAACCCGCCGCACGCTGGATTCAATTGGCGAAACTACGCGCCGCCTGCAGGAGCGCCAAAATGCACTTACACGGGCCACTGAACGTTATGGCCAGCTCGGCTCACGCGCCAGTCAGCGGCTGAACAGCGACCTGCAACGTGTAGGGCGAACAATGGAGCAGCTGCAGCGCCAGCAAAATCGACTCGCCGCAGCTGCAGCAACCAGCGATGCGGCACGGGCAAACCGGATGGCGCTCTATGCCAAAGGTGCTGAGACCTATGCAGTGGCCAGTACAGTAGCGTCACCGATTGTAAGTTCGGTGAAGCAATACGCCAGCTTTGAGTCCGGGCTACGGGATATTGCAGTGACGGGCGATCTGGATAAAACGCAGGAACAAGCTATTGGGGCAGCGATTCGACAAGCAGCATTGAAGGTCAACCAGACACAGGAAGCATTACTGGGCGGCGTTGGGCAACTGGTTGCGGATGGGATGAACCCCGTAGAAGCGGCAAAGTTTGCCGGAATGTTAGGTAAAACAGCCACTGCAACGAAGGGGGATATGACTGAACTGGCAAAGATGACGTATGCCTTCAGCTCTGCGCTACAGATCACCGACCCTAAAGAGATGGAAGAGGCATTTTCAATCGCCGCGACTGGCGCAAAGTTGGGATCGTTTGAATTAAAAGACATGGCAAAAGCGCTACCAGGACTAGCAAAGTCTTTTGCAGCCAAGGGGATTGTCGGTAAAGACGCAATTACTCAGATTGTCGCCAGTCTGGAAGTAGCAAAAGGCTCTGGCTCAGCGGAAGAAGCTGTCACGAATATGACCAACTGGCTGGCAGCAATGAACCGTAGCGACACCATTCAGAAGTATGAGAAAGCCGGAATTAACTATAAAGCCTCGATGCAGGATTACGTCGCAAAGGGATTCTCGCAATATGAAGCCTCACTCATGATTGCCAACCGCTTTATTGATGGCAAGGGTAAGGCATTTGTCGAACAATGGCAGAAAGCAGGGGCAGTCGGTGATAAGGATGCGCAGCAAAAGTTATTTGAGTCATTCGGGATGGCAGAGATTTTTACTGATATTCAGACTGCCCAGCATTTGATTTCAATGCGTCAGGATTGGGGGAAATATCAGTCCAACAAAACGGAAATGAATAGCCCCGAATCCCAACAAACGCTGGATAAAGACGCCGCCAAGCAAAACGATACGTTAGAGGCACGTTGGCGACAAACCCAAATACGTATGAATGAAGCGGCTATCGGCATTGGAGAGTCATTAAAACCCGCTCTAATCTCACTGGGCGAAACCATCATCCCGCTTATCGATCAGGCTGGGAAATGGATCGCCGCCAACCCTGAAATTGTGAAAGGCGTGGTGATGGCCGCAGCAGGGCTACTGGCCTTTAAAGCAGCGGCTATCGGCACCAAATTGGGCTTAAATCTGCTGCTGTCCCCTGTTGTTGACCTCTGGAAAGGCGCAGCACTACTGCGATCCAAATGGCTATTGCTCCGGGCATCATTCGGGGCCGGTGGTCGCGCACGTCAATGGCTGGGAATGTTTACCCGACTTGGCCGTGGTGCCCTGTCGCTGGGACGAATTCTCGGCGGCGGCTTAATGCGCGGTATTACGTTAGTGGGCCGTGCCGTGATGATTATGGGGCGCGCATTATTGATGAACCCGATTGGGCTATTGGTGACGGGGATCGCCGTCGCAGCCTATTTGGTTTATCGCTACTGGGAACCTATCAGCAATTGGTTCCGGGCACGCTGGAATGATATTACCACCGCATTTAGCGGTGGCATTGGCGGCATAACAAAATTGATTCTGAACTGGTCACCCATCGGTATTTTTTACACCGTATTTGCTGAAGTGATGAAATATTTCGGCATCGATATGCCGAGCAAGTTTACCGACTTTGGCGCAAATATTATCAGCGGTCTGGTGAACGGTATTAGAAATGCCTGGGAAGGCGCAAAAAAAGTCGTCGGTGAATTAGGCGATAATATTAAGGGTTGGTTTGCCGAGAAATTAGGTATTCATTCCCCCAGCCGGGTATTTGCGTCATTCGGCGATAATATATCGCAGGGGGCTGCGATAGGAATTAGCCGCACTACACCGCTGGCCGCAAAAGCCGGGCAAAAGTTAGCTGGTGCGTTAACGCCGGACGTTCCCGATATCCCTATTCCGTTACTGAATGCTGACGGCTCGGTTCGCCGCGGCTCAGCCAATAGCGGTATACCCAATGGAGCCAACAACGGTATCCATGTCACGTTCTCCCCCAATATCTACCTTAATGGGCAGAAAACACCTGCCACGCCGGAAATTACCAGCGCCCTGAATCTGTCCCTGCACGAACTGGAGAAGATGATGGAGCGCATTGTGGCGCAACAGCAGCGCCGGGGGTATGCCTGATGTTTGCCGTATTGGGTGATATTGAGTTTGAGTTGATTACCTACTGGGACGGTTTTGAATCGACGTTCGGCGTCGATTATGCCGAGCACAGCCGTATTGAGGGGAAGCCAGGACTGCAGTTCGTCGGCGAACAGCTCGATGAGTTCCGCATTAGCCTGGTATTCCACAGCTTGTATTGCATCCCAGATAACGAACTGTCGCGTTTACGCCGTGCGATGCGGGCGCATCAGGCGCTGGCACTGGTATTCGGCAATGGCGACTATCGCGGCTGGTTTGTGATTACTGCGGTGACGGCCAGCAGCCAGCAGACCGATTCGTCCGGGAACGTGATGGCCATGACGGCGGAAGTAACGTTGCGCGAGTACATCGGCGACCCGAAAAGCCCGCTCAAACCGCCCGCGATTAATAGCGCCATTCCGGGGACAGACGTTGTCACCAGCGCCGTCACCAAACCCAGTGGCCTGGCACAATCGGTACGCGATGCCGTGAGCTATGCGAAAAAAGCGCAGTCTGCCCTTACCACCGCCGCTAGTACAGTACGTGCGGTGCAGAAGATGGCGACCAATCCGACAGTTGCACTAACCCGTATTCCCGGTCTGATGTCACAGATAAGCGGCGTGACTGCACCGCTAATGTCATCTATTCCTGCGCTAAATGCCGTCAAAGATACCTTTCCTGATGCGGTGCGGTTAGCCCGTGATACCAGTCAGGCTGCAACGTTTGTGGCATCGGCGCGACAATCGCTGGCGGGCGTTGACAGCCGCAATCTGGCCGCCGCATTGAATACCGTTTCCGGGCAGTTTGATGCCGCTGGCGTGCTGCTGAAAAATAATTCTCCGGCACTCAGTAAAATGACATCGACCATTGTGGCGAGGAAAGCATGAGGTACATCGAACATGTGACAAAAATGGGTGACCGTTGGGATTCTCTGTCACACCATTATTATGGCGACCCGTTGGGCTATGACCGGATCATCATGGCAAACCCGCATGTGGCTGTTACGCCATCATTATCGTCCGGCATCGTTCTCTTGATCCCGATGATTGAACAAGATGAAGTAGAAAACGCCGAGGAGGTCGCACCGTGGCTACGTTAACTCAACAAACCGCACCGCCTCCGGGAACCTCCGAAGTCCTGCAGCCGGTGTTTATCCTGTGGTATCTGAAAAAAGATATCACCAACGATATTGCGCCTTACGTCACCCGCGTCAGCTATACCGACAATATCAAGTCTGAGTCGGATACCATTGAAGTCACGCTGGATGACACCGACAAACGCTGGCTGGATAAGTGGTATCCGGGTAAAGGCGATACGCTGACGCTGAAGCTCGGTTACAGCGGTGAGAAGCTGCTGTCCTGCGGCACATTTTCTATTGATGAGATTGAAGTCAGTGCGCCGCCGTCAGCGGTATCCATTCGCGGCGTAGCCACGTCGGTCAATACTGCGCTGCGCACCAAATCGAGCCGGGGTTTTGAAAATACCACGCTGGCCGCTATCGCGGGGCGTATAGCCAAAAAGCACAGTCTGAAACTGGTCGGCGGTATTGAGTCCATAAAGGTTGATCGCGTCACGCAGTATGCGGAAACCGATGTCGGCTTCCTGAAGCGACTGGCAAGCGAGTATGGCTATGCCGTTAAGGTTGTCAGCGACCAATTGATATTTTCCCATCTGGCCACCTTGCGACAACTCGATCCCGTTAAGCAGTTATCGCCCGCCGACGTTGCCCGCTATTCTCTGCGTGACACCATCAACCAGGTCTATAAGTCGGCAAAGCTGAAGCACCAAAAGGCCAGTGACAAGAAGCTGGTGACGTACCATTCCGATGGGAGTGCGACGACAGCTACGGTAAAAGAGAGTGGCAAAACCACCAGTGCGGATACGCTCAAGGTCACCAGCCGCTCAGCGGACAAAGACAGTGCGCAGCTCAAAGCCGATGCCGCGCTGGATTCACATAACGAATATCAGCAAACCGGTTCACTGACGGTAATAGGAACGCCGCAACTCACTGCTGGCAACAAAATAGCGCTGGTGAAATTTGGTCAATTATCCGGGCAGTGGCTTATTACCAGCGCCCGGCATTCGTTTGATCGCAGCAGCGGTTACGTGACCGAACTGGAAGTGGCTCGTGGCCCGGAGACCACTGGCAAGAAAAAGAAGAAAACGCAGACGCTGACGGTTTACAAAGCGGATGGCACGACCACTACGACAACGACCGTGAAGGAAAAGAAAAAATGAGCGTATCACGACAGGTGGGCACCGTCAGTGCCGTTGACCCGCAGAGCGTCCGCGCCCGCGTTCGTCTGCCCGAATGCGATAATATGCGCACCAACTGGCTTGATGTCCTGCAACACAATACCCAGAACAATAAGGACTACTGGTTGCCCGATGTCGGTGAGCAGGTTGTCGTGCTGCTGGATGAAAATGGCGAGGACGGCGTTATCCTGGGCGCAGTCTATTCGAGTGTCGATAAGCCACCGGTTAGCAACCCGGACGCACGCGGCGTTACTTATTCTGACAACGCCGCGTTTTACTACGACCGTAAGGCGCATACTTTAACCATCAATGGAGGCATTGAGCATATTGTGATCGCCTGCGGTACGCACGTAACAGTGACAACACAAAAAGCCACCATTGATGCGCCAGAGACAGAAGTCACGGGCAATCTATTAGTAAAAGGTAAGCTGACCTATCAGGGCGGCATGGCAGGGTCTGGCGGGGTTGGCTCAGCAGCAACCATTCAGGGAAATGTCAGCGTTCAGGGGGATATTGATGCCACCGGCACAGTGATGGATACCGGTGGTAACTCAAATCACCATTCTCATTGATTTAATAAGGAGTGATTTGACCAGTGGTATCTTTAACCTCTACTTTTTGAACGTCCCACCCAGAGGTATTAGGATTGAACTCTGTGAAGAAAGCGATGTTGTCTAGAGCGGTCTGTGCAGTCAGATTATCAATAATGTGATTTGCGTTTCGGCTGTGCAGATACGAGTAACCAGCTTGTTCTGGAGTTTGTGTCACTCCTGGCTGAAAATGATTTTGGCTTTTTAGAAAAAGTAACGTGTTCAAGTCGTATTGAATAATATCCACCATCTGTCTCCTTGGTTATCTATGCCTTATTAAGCCCCTTTAATATTACACAACCCCACCGGGGGCGATACTGCCCCCATGAATACTAATTCTGTTTACTGGCAACCGGCCCTGCAACACCCTGGCGAACTCGTCGAGGGCGTTGCCGATATCACACAGGCCATTCACATCATTCTGCGCACGCCACGCGGCAGCGATCCCCATCGTCCCGAATTTGGCAGCAACCTGCATCATTACATTGACTACCCGATTGACCGGGCAATTCCGCACGTCGTGCGGGAGACGGTCGAAGCAATCAAACGCTGGGAGCCGCGCTGCAAGCTGCTGGCCGTGAAGCCATTGATTGATGGCTCGCATATGACATTGCGCCTGAGCTGGGAAACAACCAGCGGCGTGCTACAGGCTACGGAGGTGCTATGGCGGTAACGACTGAACCTGTCTTCATTGAGCGTGATGCCGCGAAGATTACCGCAGAACTGATTGCAAAATATGAGGCAGACAGCGGTAAGACACTGTATCCCGCCCAGGCTGAACGTCTGCTGATTGATTTGATGGCCTACCGTGAAATGCTGGTACGCAGTGCGATTCAGGATGCGGCAAAACAGAATCTGGTGCGTTATGCCCGCGCCCCGATGCTGGACTACCTCGGCGAACTGGTGGGAACGTACCGACTCGCGGCGTTGGCCGGACAGACAAAGCTGCAGTTTAGCGTCGAAAGCGCATTGTTGACCGATACGCTGATCCCTGCGGGAACCCGCGTCAGCGCCTCCGACAGCGTCGTATTTGCAACCGACAGCGATGTGATAGTGAAGGCTGGCACACTAAGTGCAACAGTGGCAGCGACCTGTACGCAGGCGGGGTTAGTGGGCAACAACTGGCAACCGGCGCAAATCAGCACGTTGCTGGATGACATTGACGATATCGATTTCACTGTGAGGAATCTCACTGACAGTGCCGGTGGTTCTGATGAGGAAACCGATGACCGGCTGCGCGAACGCATCCAGCTAGCCCCTGAGTCCTTCAGCACGGCAGGCTCAAAATTAGCGTACCGCTATCACGCCCTGAGCGCTCACCCCGATATTGTCGACGTTGCGGTGGTCAGAGCCGAGCCTGGCACTGTTCATTTATATCCTCTGCTGTCCACGGGCTTGCCTGATGACAGTGTGCTGGCGCAAGTCATCAGCGTTTGTTCCGATGAAAAAGTCCGGCCACTGACGGATACGGTAGCCGCGAAATCCCCGGTTCCGGTTGAATACTCACTGCATGCAAGATTGACGCTCAAACGCGATGTACAGGCATTACCGGTAAAACAGGCAGCACAACAGGCAGCGTTAGCCTGGACAGAACAACGTCGGGCAACACTGGGGCAGGACATCGTGCCCAGTCAGATTAATGCAGCCTTGTTACTCGATGGGGTTTACAGCGTTGAGCTGCTGTCCCCGCCGTTGCTAGTGCTTGATGACTGGCAACTCGCTATCTGTACAGACATCGCAATAACCATTGCAGGTGCGGCTGATGAGTAAAGACCTTCTCCCGCCCTCGCTGGCGTCTGATCTGCGATTTAGCGTGTTGGCATCACTGCTGGATGGATTCGATGCACTGCAGGTTGAAGCCGTCATTATCTATCTGGTCGATATCGTTGACAGCAGCGCACTGGATGCACTTGCTGAGCAATTCTCTCTGAAGGAGGACGGTTGGCAACTGGCTGAATCTGAAGATGCCCGCCGCGCAATGATTAAGTCAGCGATAGAGCGGCATCGCTTCAAAGGAACGGAATGGGCCGTTCGTGACGTTATCCGTAGTCTGGGGTTTGGCGATGTTGAGTTAATCGAACACATCGGACGCCTTAGTTACAACGGTATCCGCAGTTATAACGGTCACATGGTTTACGGCGATGGCAACAAGTGGCCTGTTTATCGTGTTCTGCTGCAACAACCTATCACCAATGACCAAGCGCAGATGCTGCGTAACACACTGGAAATGATTGCCCCCGCCCGCTGCCTGTTGGCCAGCCTGGAATATCTGGGGGTGCCTATTCGCTATAACGAAAGCGCGTCGTATGACGGCAGTTATAATTACGGGAGTGCATAAATGGCTAACTTGCCTGAACAAAAAACGTGGATCGACGGCATTTATCAACTGGAAACATCAGACCCTGTTGTCGGTGGCCCCGGAGGTATTTCCAACCGACAGGCTGAACAGTTGGCTAGCCGCACGACTTATCTGAAGAGCGAGCAGGAAAAAACGGGAAGTGATTTGGCCACGCATGTCGGTGCCGTTGATCCTCATACCCAATATGCACCGAAAGCTAGTCCAGCCCTCACAGGAACGCCAACCGCTCCCACTGCCGCTCAAACCGCTAACAGTAATCAGATTGCGACTACAGCATTCGTTAAAGCTGCGATTACTACGTTAATCAACGGCTCACCAGCAGCGCTGGATACGCTGCAGGAGCTGGCGAATTCGTTGGGGAATGACCCGGACTTCAGAACCACTGTGCTTAATGCGATTGCTGATTCCAAAGCCGACGCAACAAATAAGCTGAATGCCCATGCATCAACTCTTGATGCACATCCCCAGTACGCGCCGAAAGCGAGTCCGGCATTCACAGGAACGCCAACCGCCCCAACTGCGGCATCCGGTTCTAATGACACGCAACTGGCCACCACGGCATTTGTGAAAGTGGCTATTGCAGCTCTGGTCAACGGCTCACCAGCTGCGCTGGATACACTGCAAGAGCTGGCGAACGCGCTAGGGAATGACCCTAACTTTTCCACAACGATATTGAATGCGTTGGCTGGAAAACTGGCAAAAGACCAGAATGGCGCGGATATTCCTGATAAATCCCAATTTCGCCAGAATATGGGGTTGAGCAACGTCATGATGACGGGGGATTTCGGGTGGGGAGGCGTATCAAAAAACATACAGTCGCTATGGGATAACGAGACATGGAATTCATATCTGAAAGATAACGTCAGTCAGATATGGCGTCAGAATGCGCCCGTTTCTGGATCGACAGCATCAATGCCACCGTACAGCACGGGAGCATCATTTAAATCCAGCGATACATATGGCGCTATATTCTTTCCTATTGAAGACCGAGCTACTCATAGAATAACAGCGTATGGCGGTGATGATTCGGGGCAACTTAAAACTGTCAGATGGATTTGGGATCACATCACTCTGCCGATACCACATAGTACAGGGAAAGGTTTTGTCGTAAACGATAAGGGAATGACTGAGCAACTCCCGGTAAACACTGATGAATATTTGAATCAGCTGGCACAACAACAAAGCGCGGGCAGTCGCCGTTTTTCTAACGGCGACTGGAAATCTCATTTGTCTGTTAGGCATTTGGGCGGTGTTACTGAAAACGGAGATAACAACAACACATTATACGGATGGGCTATTATTGATGAAAATATGGTCTCGGACGGTAGTGAATTTTATATTTATAAACAAAACAATGGTACGTGGTTGCCACGAATGCGTTTATACCATTCAGCAAACCTAACTCCTTCAACAATCGGCGCGATGCCCGCATCTGAACTAGCAGGCATGCCTCAGCTATTCCCCGGTGCTGTTGCGCCAGCAGGGTGGCTGAAATGCAACGGCCAACAGTTCGATACCGCACAATTTCCTGTTTTAGCGTCCCGCTATCCGTCCGGTTTTCTGCCCGATTTGCGCGGCGAATTTGTTCGCGGCTGGGATGATGGGCGCGGGGTTGATGTCGGTCGTGCGTTGTTGTCAGGGCAATCCGATGAACTGAAATCACATGCGCACGGTAATGTTCCGAAATATCTAACACCAGGTGGGGATAATGACCGAGGTGGTAGTTTTTCATGGTTTTCTATCGATGATATCGGAATAACTGGTGCGGAAGGTGGCACTGAAACCCGTCCCCGCAATATCGCCTTTAACTACATCGTGAGAGCAGCATAATGAGCAACTATTCAACACAAATTAAAAACGCAGAACTGAACGAACGTGGATTAGCCATCAACACGGGATGGATTACGGTTTATCACGTTAACCCGGCTACGCGGGAATATCAGAGCGCCAGCTATGAATATGTGATGCAAGGTGTTGGCCTGCCCGCCGACAGCTACGCTGACGAGCCGGAATTACCGCCTGTCGGCAAGGCTCTGCGCCGCAGCGCTGACGGTAAAGCGTGGGAAGTTGTACCGGATTATCGCGGCCAGACCGTCTACAGCACAGAAACACGACAAGCACAGACGGTGACGCAGTTTGGCGATTTGCTGGATAACGTAACGCTGTTGAAACCATCAACTGAATTTGATGTCTGGAACGGTAAAGTGTGGATGATCGACAAAGCCGCGAAAACTGCCGCAGCGCTAAAATCCGCACAGCAAGAGCTTACTACACGTCGTGCAACTGCAACGTCACGCATCAATGAACTAACCTATGCTGTTAATCTTGATATTGCGACGGATGAAGAAAAGGCCGCGCTGACGACGTGGCAGACATATGCGGTGCTGCTGAGCCGTGTTGACGTTAATGCTGCTGACATCAAGTGGCCAACAGTGCCGAGTTCATAATGGGAAATTTGTAATTTTTTTACGATATGTGAAATAGTTAAAGCGATACATTTATCGCGCAGGATGTGCCGCATTTATCGCGCGGCGCATCAGCAGGAGTTTCGCCGTGTCAATGGATTTGATTCGCTGCACGATCTCTTGAATAGCTACATCGATGATGTGGACCCACAGGAGAATGATAGCGTACAGCTTCGTGAATTGTTTCGAGACGGTAATTCAGCAGAAGATGGACTTCCGACGAACCACTCATTCGCACATGCTAACGCCACCAGCTATTTTCGCCTGTTCTATGCGCTTGATAAACGCCGCCAACATTTGTTAACGCTGCAAAATGACGATCAACTGCACTATTGGCTATTTACCTGTCCAGGTTGCTTGCTGGAACTGGTTGAAAAGGTACGTGAAACTCTGACGCAGCAACCCAGCATGATATTTGGCTGGTTTCTGGCACAAGAGGTACAAAACCTCTGTCAATTGGCGAAGAAACGCTACCGCAAAAAGAGTCTGGCCACCTCTCTCTGGCCGAAGCTGTCCATTGACATTCCTGCCATTCCGGCGGAGGAAGAATCACGGAAGAAATACCTCACAGTGATTAAAAAGAGGTGTAAATATGAAGCTTGA